ATTCGCGAGGTGGGCGGGCTGTACCAGGCGAACGACGTCAAGATTATTTTTGACCCCAAGCAAGTGGGAGACATCTACCTCACAGAGGCCGACTACTTTATTGTCCCCCGCGACACTGCACCCAACCAAACGATGAAAATCATCGAACCCACCACCTACCGCGGTGAGCAACCGGTGCTCTACGTCGTCATAGCGAGGCCCCAGTAATGGCAAGAAAAACCAACATCAAAATCCCAGGTCTAAACGCCTGGATCGACAACATCAAAAACGAGCTGAGTGAAAATGCCGCACGAGACATTGTTATCGATCTAAAAATCGCCGGCCCTTACTGGTCAGGTGAATTCGAAGCCGGCTGGGTCGTCAAACGCGGCGCAGTCGGTGTCGGCGCCAACACTCCCTCGAAATACACGACAACACCCCCAAAACAAACCCGCACTATCACCGATGTAACCATCCCGCCTGCCACTGGCCGCGGCGACATTACTTACTCAATTTCCAACAAGATGGCGTACCGAGACGTTGCTCTCGACCTAATCCCTGACGCAACAGGCAAATTCCGAGGCGACAAACCAGGCCGCACGGCCCCCAAGGACTGGTACGTCAAATACGCACAAACTGACCTACGCAGCAGGCTCGAAAAAACAACAAATAAGGTCGCCCGTCTCCCCCAACTTCGCAACTTCCGAGGAGGTAGCCAATGAACTTTCAAGAAATCCGCAAGTACTACGAACTCCCCGTAATCGACGCCTGCAATCTGGCCGGCGTCACTTATCGCCCCGAAAACACACTCGTTCCAGACGGAGACGCCATCACAAAGTATTGCCTGGCGCGTCTGCAATTCGGCGAGATGGCCGAGCAAGCTCTGGGCTGCGGCCCCAAAAGCAACAAACGAGCTGTCTTTATCGTCGAGTTTTTCGGCCCTAAAGGTGTCGGACCAGCCGAAGCCCAGAACTTCATGTCCGACGTTATGTGCCGCATCGGCGAACTAAAGGGAGTCATTAGCGTCAACGGTCCAGACTTCACCGCACTCGACGAAACCCCATATTTTTTCGCCCGAGTGAGCTTCGGCCTACAAATTCCAACCGAATTAAACTGATAACACAGACCGTGTCTGTAAAGACCTAGGAGCCCCCGCCTAGGGAAACGCCCCCACTCGAAAATGTTTTTCTAGGAGGCCGCAATGGCTCTTTGCGATTCCAGTGTCCTTACTGGACAAGAAGGTTCTATCACCTTCAAACCACCCGGCACCTCAGTGTGTGTTCGGGACTTTTCCGCCTTCGGAACCGACGGCACCGACAGCCACATCACCCTGGCCTGCGGCGCTGACTTCCGCGTCGGCGACGTTGTCACCTTCACCCCCGAAGACGGCGGCAACCTCGACACCGCCCTTACCGCTGGAACGCCTCGCAGCGTTCAAAACGCGATTGGGGCCGTCACTCAATTCACCCTGAACTCTGGCGGCACTACCTACGTCGATGCCGTTTACCCCGCTGTTGCGCTGACCGGCGGCGTTGGTACGGGTGCCACTGCTGACATCACTGTTGCAGGTGGCATCGTCACCTCTGTTGTTTTTGTCAACCGCGGCTCAGGCTACGCCGTTGGCGATGACCTCAGCGCGACTGACGCCAACCTCGGCGGTGGCGGTTCAGGCGCAGGTCTGAGCATTAACGTCGATAGCGTTTTCCAACCTGCCGCTACCGGTATTGCCTACTACGTCGTTGCCACCGGCACCGACAACGACGGCAACGAGTGGATGGAAGTCAGCCTGGCCCCCAACGGCTCGCCTATCTCCATGAATGGCGATGGCGGCACTGGCAGCGCTGATAACGAACTTCCCGCTCACATCAACATCCGCCTTGCCGACTGGTTCTCCGTCTGCGGCGTCCGAGAATTCTCCTTGGACATCAGCCGTGACGAGCTGGACGTCACCACCCTGCCCTGCGCAGACGGCGGTGACGAAGGTTGCCAACGCCTGGCTGCCTTCCGCTCCACGCAGGCCGGCTACGCATCTGCCACTGGCACGATGTCGGTCTACTTCACCTGCGACCAAGACAACATTGCCAACCGTCTCCTCGGTTCTTCTCTCCTGAAGTCCCAAGGTGGAGCGACTGTGCGTCTGTACGTCTGCTCGCAGTACAAGGACGGCGAAATCGACAACGACTCCTCCCTCTACGTCGAAGCCGAAATCTCCATCACTGGAATGTCCTTCTCGGTCAATCCTGATGATCCGACAGTGGGTGAGCTGACCTTCAGCGTCACCAAGATGATCAAAGCGTTCGGCCTCCAAGCCTGACGTAGTTGCCCTTACGGGGTGGGGTTTCCAGCGCGAGCTGGGGGTCCCACCCTCTTTTTATGCGCTCATGCGCGCGCTTGTACCCGGTTGAATCCAACCCGTAGTGCTCTGCCCAGGTCGCCAAAGTTTTACTCACCCCCTCAATTTCGTAGAAAACATTGGTGCGTCTGTTGTTTGCTTGCTCCTTCGGCGTTGCCCACTTCACATTCCCTGGCTCGTAGCCCTTATCGGTATCAATGCGGTCAAACGTTGTCCCTTCTGGTCTTGACGGCACATCCTCTAACCAAGCATCAAACGATTCCCATCGCTCGCAGTAGGTGATTCCTCGGGCCCCGTACCAGATGTAGTCAGGTCGGTTTGAGTCTTTACACCGCGCCTTCATGTTGGCCCAGACGTAATACAGAGGATGCTCGCGGGGCATAAAAGTTGTTCCGTTATCTGGATTATAGCGCTATGTTTAACACTAGACTTACTCTGTACTAGGAGTAATCCATGGCCGGTCGTTTCATCGACAAGCTGACCAAAGCAGCGCGCCTCGAACCCGTCAAAAAAGAGATCGTCCTCGATAGCGGCGAGGAAGTAGTGATGTACGTCACCCCACTGACCGCCGCCGAACGCGAACGCGCCAAAAAAGACGCCCGCTCCGATGACCCTGGAGCGTTCGCCCTCCAACTTCTGATCCGCAAAGCAAAGAACGGCAACGGCCAACCCCTCTTCACCCCCGGCGACGCCGCAGTCCTGAAGAACGAAGTCCGCGACTCCGACCTTCAGAAACTGATGCTGGCAGTCCTCGGTGCTGAGGAAGATGATTCCCTTGACATGAAAAGCAGCAGCGAAGGAGCTGAGGAGTGACAACTGGCTCCTGCTGAGTCTGGGTGTAGCCAAAGAACTGGGCTACACCCTCACCAAACTCTGGAACGAAGCAACTGAGGAGGAGATTGTGCTTTGGAGCCTGTACTTCGGCTACCTAAACGAAGAGCAGGACAAAGCGATGAAGAAGGCTAAGACCCGCCGCTAGACTGCTTTGTAGTGCTAGCGGCTAGTCGTGGCTTCGTTTCCCGCTGAGATACTGCTAAAAGTTCTCGGCACAAACAAAGCCGAGCAAGAAGTAAAAAAGCTAGAAAGATCAATAAACAGGGTTGGTGATGCCGCCCAAAAAATTGCAATCGGCGGCCTCAAAGGCGGCACAAAAGTAGCAACACGCAACGTACAAGATTACATAAATACCCTTGGCAAACTTGACAAACGCCTCGGCGGCCTGGGGCGTCGTCTTGGTGATGTCGCTAAGGCATTTGACTTTGGCGGTAAAACGGTTGTCGGCATCGCCGGCTTAAACGCACTCAGCTCTGCACTTCAATCCCTACCTAAATGGGCAGGCGGAGCCAACGGAGCGCTCCAGGGTTTTGCCTCAACCCTTGATCAGCTCACAGCGCCTATAAACGTAGTCACCGACGCACTGCAGGCCATGGGTCCTGCTGGTGTCGCAACTGCAGGCGGCATCGCAGCGGCCACTGCCGCAGCCATGGCCTTTGGCCCTGCGATCCGCAAAGCAGGAAAGCAAGCCGAAGATTTCCGCAAAAGTTTTACTGGTAACTTTGATGTAACTCAAGACATCCTTTCCGAAAAATCACTTCGAGACGCCCTCAGTGCAGCAACAGCCGAGCAGAAAAAATTAAGCGCTGGAACGCGAGAATACACCCAAAAAACCGAAGAAGTTCTTGCCCTCCAACGTGAGCTAACAGCCGAACTGCGCCGCCAAGAGACCGTGTTGAACATGGTCAACAAAGCACAAATTGATATTGCAAACACAGTTCAACGCAATATCAACGAAAGTGCCCGTGGCCGCAAAGCCAGCGGTTTTGCCGACTTCAGCCAACGGGCTGGAGCGCAAACTGCGATCGACAAATCCATCCGTCGTCAGCAGGAGAAGCTCGCCAGAGCCGCACGTTCCACCCCGACGGCAGCGGCACCGTTGATGCTGCCCAGCAGCGAGATGCTGAATGCTGCCGAGCGCGGCATCAAACGCATCCGTTCTGTCACCGATCAGCTTGGTCAAGAACTCGACTACACCAATCAAGAAGTCGCCAACTTTATCAACGGCCTCAAGAACGGAGCCAACGAAGCGGTCAAGCTCCCGACAATTTTCAACAAAGTTGCCCAAAGCCTCGACGTAATCAACAGCAACTTCGACGAAGCCGTCGCCAAAGCCCGGCGCCTCCAAGGCGGACCTGCCGGCGGCACTGGATCGACAACTCCCATCCAAGGCCGCACCGCAGCTCTCCAAAAGCTGGCGGCACTCGAACAAAAGCTAATTATTGACACCGCTAATCTCCGCGACAAGAAAGACCTTCAGAGCTACAACACCCGCCAGAAACGCCTCCGCTTCCTCGCCGCTCAAGAGAAAAAAGCAGCCCAAGAACGCGCAAGGCTCAACGAAAGTTTGCTCCTCGGCGTGGGCTTCCCACTCCTCTTCGGCGGCGGCGCTGGCTCAGTGCTGGGCTCCGCCGCTGGGTCATTTGTCGGCTCTGGTTTTGGCGGTCAAATTGCCGGTGGCGCCATCGGTCAAGCTATCGACGGCTATCTCGCAAGCCTCGGTGAACTCGGTTCTGCGCTCAACCCAGCCACAGCAGACACCGAAAAGCTTGTCGAA